CTGTTTCTTTTTACCCCAAAAACGACTCAAACAGCCACTATCGGCTTGAATCGGATCAGGAATAGTCATGACGGCTGAAGAAGGCTCAGAAGGGCTGCAATCGGTTGAGGTAGGGGTAACAGAACCGCGTAAAGGCTCACAAGTGCCTAGAATCCGCTCAAAGCCGCTCGATCTGCCTACTAGAGGCGATGAGATGATCCAGTTTTGCATTGATATCGGATTCCCATTGCTCCCATGGCAGGAACAACTGGCTCGAGATTGCTTGCGCTATAAGGCTGATGGGCGCTGGGCGCATCCACTAATCGGAATCATGTTGCCGCGCCAGCAGGGCAAATCTACATTCATGGCGCTTCGAATCCTTTTCGGAATCTATGTTCTGGGCGAGAAGATGCACCTAGCAACCGCTCACAAGTTAACTACATCGAGCGAAATCTTCTTCAAGGTTAGCGAGATAATTGATAACTCTCAGATGCTTATGGATAACTTCGCCAAGAAGTACGAATCCAAGGGATCGCAAGAGATTCGCTTTAAGAACAAAGCCCGGTATTTAATCAGAGCAGGTAACTCAGCCGCTCGAGGTATTGCTGCTCCAGATGTTATTCATATTGACGAGTTACGAGAGTTTGACACAGAAGATGTCTGGAGTTCGATGCGATTTACTCAGATGTCTAACTCAAATCCGCAGGCTTATGTATATTCGAATGCTGGTCATGCTAATTCGGTTCTGCTGCATAAATTTAGGGAGCGAGGTTTAGCAGCAAGTGAAGGGGCAGATGATTCTATTGGCTGGTTCGAATGGAGCGCTGAGCCAGGAGCCGAGATCACCGATAAAGAAGCCTGGTATCAAAGCAATCCATCTTTAGGCCATACAGTTCATGAAGATAACATCAAGGACAGCCTGTCAGACCGAGAAGATATATTCAGAACCGAAATTCTCTGCCAATTCGTTTCGATGATTAACCCAGTTATTTCAGAAGCCGAATGGAAGAAGTGTAAGGCCGATGATCTTCCTCAGCTCGATGTCGAGAAAGATACTTGGATGGCGATCGATCTCAGCCCAGACAGAAAACACGCTTCGCTAGTTGCAGGCCAAAGAATCGAAGGTAATCGCTTCATGGTTAGCCTTCTTCATACTTGGTTCAACCCGGTCAATCTTGATGATCTTGAAATGGCCAACGATATTGCTTACTGGGTTCGTAAGTTCCCAGTTAACGCCGTTGCTTATTCAAAATCGACAGCCTCAGCAGTTGCGGCCAGATTGGCTCCAGCAGGAATCCCAATCCATGAAGTTAACTCGCAGGAATATCAGCAGAGTTGCGATGAGTTCGTCTCGGCGGTTTCATCGATGCGGCTGGCTCATGCAGATCAAGAAGAATTAACTAAGCAAGTTCTATCGGCAGTTAAATTAACTCGAGGCGATGGCGGTTGGGTAATGGGTCGAAAGCAAAGCGGCATAGTTTGCGGAGCAGTTGCTTCGGCGATGGTTACTCATTTCGCAACACGCGGAGAATCCGAAGTGGACATTCAAGTAGGATAATGTCTGGACAGTAGCGTATAATATGTCCAATGGGAATCAGGGACTTATTTACAACACCTAAGCCAACAACCGAAATTACAGTTGATGCGGCTTCGACACCTGCACCGTTTAACAACACAGCATCTTTTAATCCTTTCGTATTTACTCAATCGGTAGCAAGCCGTCAGCAAGCAATGGCAGTTCCAACTATTGCCAGAGCGCGTAACATCATCTGCTCAACACTTGCCGCTCTACCACTCGAGCAGTATTCGAAGCTCGATGGTTCTCACATGGGAACTCCAGCAGTAATTAATCAACCAGATCCACGCGTACCGGGTTCCGCTATTTATGCCTGGCTTGCAGAAGATCTTTTATTTCATGGCGTTGGTTACGGACAGGTCTTAGAACAATATGGAGACACAGGCCGCGTTCGCGCTTGGACTCGCGTTGCTCCAGATCGAGTAACAACTAAACTTAATCATCTGCAAACAGAAATCGTTGGCTACCAAGTCGATGGTTCAGTAGTTCCAACTCAAGGCGTAGGTTCTCTAGTTGTATTTTACGGACTTGATGAAGGCGTGTTGAATCGCGCAGGGCGGACTATCCGCGCAGCACACGCGCTCGAGCAAGCCGCCGAAACTTTTGCTAAAGAGCCAGTTCCGCTTCAGGTTCTAAAGTCCAATGGAACAAATCTTCCAGCAGAGCGCATCTCTAAACTTCTAGAATCATGGCGCACCGCTCGTCTTACTAAATCAACCGCGTTTTTAAATGCGGATGTTGAATTGCAAGCGCTGGGCATCGATCCTGCCAAGTTACAACTAAATGAGGCTCGCCAATATGTCGCGCTGGAATTGGCTCGCGCTTGCAACCTACCTGCTTATTTCGTTAGCGCAGAAACTACGAGCATGACCTACAGCAACAGCGTTTCAGAGCGCCGTTCGCTTATTGACTTCTCAATGAAACCAATTTTGGCTGCTATCGAACAGCGCCTATCAATGCCGGACTTCTGCCCTTCAACTGGCACAATCCGATTTTCACTTGATGAATTCTTGCGTTCAGATGCTTTGCAACGCGCTCAAGTCTATGAAATCTTAAACCGAATCGGCGCGATGAGCGTTGAGCAAATCCGCGAAGAAGAAGACCTGATCGACAATAAGGAGAACTCATGAAGATAACCATGCCATACGCGATTACAGCGGCAGATACAGAATCTCGCATCATCGCAGGTCGCATCGTTTCATGGAACGCTGAAGGCAGCACATCTGCTGGCCGCACTATGTTTAAAGAAGATTCAATTACAATGGCTAAGAACATCAAGCTAGTCCTACAGCACGATGTAACTCGCCCACTAGGCAAGATGGTTTCATTTGAAGCAGATGCAGAAGGCATCACAGCAGAATTTAAGATCGCTAAGACAACAGCAGGCAATGACGCACTTGAAGAAGCAGCAACAGGGCTTCGTTCAGATTTTAGCGTTGGCGTAGATGTTGCAGAATGGGATAACGAAGATGGCGTTATGGCTATCAGCGCATCTAATCTAATCGAAGTTAGCCTGGTTACAGATGGCGCAATCCCGGGCGCAGAAGTCGCGAAAGTAGCGGCAGTAGATACAGAAGATTCCAAAGCATCAACAGATGTTGAGGATGCAACACCACAACCAACCACAGAAGGAGAACAAGTGTCAGACACTACCGTTCCAGAAGTTGCTCCTGCCGCAGAAACGGTAGAGGCTGCAAGAGTTGAAGTTAAGGCTGCAACAGCACCTTATATCTCAACAACTGTTCGTAACCCAATCGTGGATAAGGCTTCTTATCTCGAGCATTCAGTTCGTGCCTCACTAGGCAACGAAACATCAAAGATGTATGTTGCAGCAGCAGCAGACACAACAGACAACGCTGGTCTTGTACCAACTCGTCAACTAACTGAAGTTATCAACGGCATCTCAAACGCAGACCGCCCATTGATCGATTCAGTATCAACTGGCACATTGCCAGATGCAGGCATGACTTTCGAGATCCCAAAGATCACAGTTGCTCCAACAGTTGCAATCGCGGCTGAAGGCGGAACACCATCAGAGACAGATCAGAACGCTGCTTTCGTTTCAGTTGATGTCAAGAAATACATCGGTCAGCAAACATTCTCACTTGAATTGCTAGATCGTTCATCTCCAGCATTCTTCGCTGAACTCGTACGCCAGATGGAATACGCATACGCAAAGGCAACCGATACAGCAGTTGGAACAGCACTTATTGCTGGTGGAACTGATGGCGGAAACCGCACACTAACAACTGGCGCACTTGCAGCAGATTTCGTTTCAGATGCAGCAGTTTCAATCTACGAGAACACACTCGGATTTGCGACAAACATCGCAGTATCTCCAGCACAATGGGGCGTTCTAATGGGCTTGGTCGATTCTTCAAATCGCCCAATTTTCCAACAGACAATCAACCCACAGAACGCAGGCGGAACACTTACAGCGACAGCAGTTCGTGGAAACCTTCTCGGTCTAAACCTTCGCGTAGCTCGTAACCTTTCTGGTACAGGCGATAACTCAATGATTATCGTTAACCCAGATGCTTACACATGGTACGAGTCTCCACGCCTATCACTTCAGACAAACCTCATCTCAACAGGTCAGGTTCAAGTTGGATATTACGGCTATGGAGCAATCGCTACAAAGATCGCAGCAGGCGCTTACCGTTACATGGTTGCATAACCAATAACTAATCATGGGGGGGCTGCTGCTCCCGGTGGCTCCCCCAGCCGTTTAATAGAGAGGATGTAGAGATGGCTTCAATCGTTACAGTTGCAGAACTAAGGTCTATCCTTGGCGTTTCTACATCCCTTTATAGCGACGCATATTTAACAGATGTAATTGATACAGCAGAGGCAGTTATCTTGCCAATGCTCGTTACATACGCTTCACCGATTTCACGCGTTGAATTGCAAGACAACATCGCTTACTACACAGTTCTAGGCGAGAACAACTTTTCAGAGGGTCAGAGCGTAGTTATTACAGGATGCGGCTCCCCTTTTAATGGCACTTTTACAATCTTGGAATCTAGCAACTACGACATAGACACCTATGTAATGAACTCTAATTCTCGAGTCTTCGTAGATGGCGTTTATAGAGACTTCAACGGATTCTTCACAGTATCAATCACGAATGCAGACATCGATGGCCGAAATGTTATCCCTTCAGGTAAGGCAACCCTTTCAGGCGCAGCAACCTATGTAGGCGTAAGCGCAGTTGAATCAGCAGTTCTTGCAGTATCAGTTGAAGTATTCCAATCTCGGATCGCTCCAGGCGGCCAGATTGAGGGAATCGACTTCACAACCGTCAGCCCATATCGTTTAGGCCGTAGCCTCTTTAATCGAGTGTCAGGACTTCTCGGGCCGTACATCGACACCGATTCAATGGTGCAATAAATGCCAGCCTCAACAATCCTGGATACAGTTCGTACACCTTTAGCAGCAGCCTTCGCCAATGTCGCAGGCAATGTCTATGCCTATGTTCCAGAAGCACCCATGGTTCCCTTCGTAGTGTGCGTTCCAGATTCTCCATATCTCGAACTCGAGACAATCGGTAAGACCACGCTTCACACTAAAATTAATCTCGTAATCTCAGTTGCCGTTGCATATAACAGCAATCCGGCATCGCTCGACAATCTCGAGCAGCTAGTAATAAGTGTTCTGAAAGTGATCCCAGTTGGGTACACAATCGGATCGGTTGAAAAACCAACAGTAACTCAAGTTGGCCCTTCCAATGTTTTGGTGGCCGATATCCGAGTTTCTACCTACTATACACAAACAAACTAAAGGAAAATAATATGGCAACCGTAGTAATCACAGGGCGCGATATTTCTCTATCTTTCACAGGTGGAACAGATATCGAGGCACAAGCAACTTCAGCAGTTCTAACAAAGACCAATGTTCGCGAGACATACCAGACTCTTGATGGCGAAGCCTACAAGACCACAAACATCGAAGGAACTTTTGCTCTTTCAAT